TGGGGATGAATATCAGGTTGTCCATTGCGATTTGGGTTATGCTTCGTAGCTGTTTTCCCATATAACCTCAGAAGAAGTTGTAGAGCTGATTCAGCACGTTTTGGTCTTTCGTCTTACCAAACACATGCTTGATAGCTGCGTTAATCATGGCGCTGTAGCAACGCTCGAATTCATCTGCCTCCATGCTGCCGTATGACAGGCTTTTTGCCTCTGCCCTAACCTCTCCACGAATGTTAGTCACCATGTCGTAGAAGCCAGCCAGTATCGTCAGGTCTTTTCTGAACCGGTTGAACTGAGTGGTTTCGTCGGCATGCTCAAGCCCTGCCTTGTCAGCAGCCCAGTGCTGAAAGCAGAAGTTGAAGAACGCGAACATTTTTCTATGGAATGCTGGGTTGCGGGTTAACTTGAATTCGGCTGTGTACATCTCGCCGTTTTGAAACTTGGTAAGGCGGGGAAGGTCATGCTCAAACGCCGGAGCGAATACCCCCCCTGCGGTCTTGATCATCTCGATTTGCATAAGTTAGCCTCATACTCACCTCGCGACATAAATGGCAAATGCAATGCTTATTGAAGCCACCATGTATTTGATAATGTTTTTCAGGGTCCACTCTTCATCCCACATCAGCGCAATTACCGCTGCTCCGGCGCAAGCTCCAACAAGCGAACCAGTTATCATCTCGCTCATACTCACTCCTTCACTTTGATTCCAGCGGCGCGGATGTTGCGGAAGAACTCCAGTCGCAAGCCAACCAGTACATCTTCGCGCTCACGCATCGTTACCTCAGACAAATAATCCTTAAGCATCTTCATCTCCGGTAGCTTTACGTCTACTGTCCCGCGAGAGGCATTCCAGATTTTAATTGCCCATCCTGTAGCGCAACTTCTTCGTAATTCGGCTTGGTCTGGATGGTTCCACCATTCCGAAAACTGCTTTCTTGATTCGTCCATATTCCTCTCCATCACCGCTTGAACCAGGTGAAATTAGTAAACTGTGACATGTTTATGCCCATCAGACGCTTAAGAACCCTATCTCGCGGGCTTCTCTTTGGTTTGGGTCTGCGCTTGTATCGCTCTCTAATCGGAAGTCTTGAGGCTTTCCAGTAGCGATAATGCCGTGCGCCTGACTCTTCCAGGTCGGCATTAATCAATTGAGCCAATGTACTCATCATTCCTCTCCATCAGCGTGCTGGGGTGTTAATTAAATAGCTTCTTGAATTCTGCATTCTGAAAGTTGTCATGCGCTGTAGAGTAAGCGCTCCAAAGCTTCAGCATGGTTTTGAAGCGTGGTCTGTTTTGGAATTTTTTACCTACATCCTTTCCGTTAACTCGAACAAGATGACCGAACGAATACCATCTATTGGCTGTCCAAACAGATATCGCATTCCCTTTATGCATGTAAGTGATAGTGCAATCGCTTGTCTCAATAATTCTTCCTGAGTCCATGATTTCATTCAGCTCTAAATCCCATTCTTTAGAAAATGGTTCTTGGTGCATCCTGAATACGGTATTCGCTATGTGTTTGATGAACTCACTCATGATGCTCGCACCTCTCTCAATCTCTGGTTGAATAAATCAGTTAACGGATTGGCACAGCCGAAGTTAAATACCGGCTTCTTGCTGTACACCCATGCGTTCTTGTGGCACCAGTCCCGATGCAACTCGCCGTTTTCATGAAGGTGCTTGAGCATCTTCGTAACGAGGCGCTTGTCGATTCCTGTTGCGGTGGATATCTCAACGGCCATTCCGGTTTCGTGATCATCCAGATAGCGCAGGACGGCTTCCGTGCGCTCATGATGCAGAGATGCTAACCGGTAGTACTTCACGCTCTTACTGATGCGCTCAATCTCAATCTGACCATCCGAGATGAGGTCACGTAGTACGAGGTTGATATGTGATTTCTGGCATCCTAGGAGTTTTGCGAATTGTGGCGCTGAGGTGGGAATGTTTGTTTCAAGGTGGTTGAGTATTTTGTCTCTTGTGTTCATTGCTTCCCCCGCAATGTTTTAAAGTGTTATTCCTGCGTGATGGCTGGCCTCTTTGATAAAGCGACGCAAGATGTCTCTATCAACCCACTGCTTTTCAGTAAGGTGGAAAATCCAACTGACAATCTGCTCACCTGTCTTGCATGAGCTCAAGGCGATTTCATAGTCTCCGTCGATGTAGTCTCCGGGAATATGGAAAACGATGTGAGTGTCATCTACGGTAACGATGCGAGAGAGCTCTTCTTCTCTGCGCATGTATTCCTGTGCGTCAATTTTCTTTAATGTCATACCGGTGCTCCTTTTGCGTACCTTCTGCCTTGCGCTGGCTTGCTGTCTGTAGAAGCTTTGCGCGCCTCTTCCTGGTCGCAATCATGAAAATGTCCGTTAATGAATCGTTGGTACACTGTGCCAAGCGATCCAAACCTGTTTTTGGTAACGATTATTTCTGCAAACGGTGCTGCGGGGGAGTTCTCATCATACACCGCTTCACGGTAAAGCATGATGATGGAGTCAGCATCCTGCTCAATGCTTCCTGAGTCACGGAGATCTGAGTTATTTGGACGTTTGTTAGGACGGTCCTCAACCTTTCTCGACAACTGGCTAAGAGAAATAACCGTTGTGCGAAGCTCTTTAGCCATTGCCTTGAGGCTTCCGGAGATATGAGCAATAGCAAGGTCATTTCGCTCTGACTTTGGCTTATCAATCAGTCCGAGATAATCGACCATAATGAGAGATAGGTCTGGGTGCTCCTGTTTGTGACGCTCTGCAACACTGCGAATTTGTTCTACCGTGAGCTTAGAAGCATCTACAAGCCAAACATCCAACTCCTTGAGTGCACATATTCCATTCGCGATACGCGCCCATCCTTCGTCGTCCAGCTTGGCTGGATTTCGTAGAACGTTTACTGACATATTCCCACTACCGGCAATGCTCCTCTCCGCGATCTGCGTCTTACTCATCTCCATTGAGAAAATCAGCACGCCACGCTTGCGATTTGTGCCTGGTATCTCTTTAGACGCAACACCCTCGGCTATCTTGAGAGAGATTTCCGTCTTTCCGCACCCAGGGCGAGCTGCGATGATCACGAGGTCTTCTGGGTTCATTCCGCCAGTAATTGCATCGAGCTCAGCAATTCCAGTTTTAAGTGTGTCGGATTCCTCTCCGTTGCGTAGTCGCTTGTCCAGAATATCCGTGTACTCAGTGAGAACTTCCTTCAGATGGACAGGTTTAACTTCCCCTCTAGGTTTTCGAATAAGTGATAACTTTGACGTTAACTCGTCTATGGCTGCAGAAGATGTGTCACGCGTTCCGTTGCTGATAACACCTCGCACATCGTCAATAAGCTTGAGTACCATTCGGCGCTCATGCATATCAGCTACCATACCTGCATAACCCTTCAGGTTTGCTGTGCTAGGGCAGTTTTTGGCAGCCTCCATCACGTCAGCAAAATGTTCATCGCCGCACTCTTCAGCCACCATCAGGCCGTCGATCATGTTTCTTGTGCGAGCATGCTTACGGATGACAGAGAAGACCTTCTGGTAAAGCGGAATGGCAAAAGATTCTGGCTCAAGCATTTCCAGCACATCGTTTGCAGATGGCGTTAATCCACCCAGGAGAAGTCCGCCGATAACGCTGGCCTCGATATCCTGTCTCATAGTGTTCCCTCACGAATTTTTGTTAAAACTTTAGGGCGAAGAAGATAATCAAAATCAGCGGACCAGCCGCGATCGTTATCGCCAAAGTGGAAAGGTCTTGCCATGCGCATAAACGCATTCACGTACGCCTTGAACCCATCAAGGTTTTTCGTCGCCAGAGAGCCGATAAGAGTTTTTAGCTTGCGCTTTCTCTCAGCGTTGGCTTCTACAGCGTGAGGCAATCTGTCTCCCACGATTTCGTTATAGGCCTCCAGATACTCTTCGTAGTTGATGCGAACAGTCTTTCGTCTTGAAGGTTTAACCGGCGCGAGGTCATCGCAAGATGACTGTGTGTTTTCTTTTCTTTCTTTCTTTTGAGTAGTTTCTTTTGTGGTTAGCAGATCCTGCAAAGGTGCGTTAGCAAGTTCCGCTAATGTTTTCTTAGCAGGTTCCGCTAATGTTAAGCACTTTCCGTTATTCTTTGTTTGCCACTCAGAAATGGTTGTGTTGATGCCAATTTTCCGCCCTTCCTGAACAAGCACCTTCTTCCTGATAAGGTTATTTTTAGCTGTCGAGCAATGCGTGTAATGCTTGAGGATCATCTCACCTAATTGCTCGTTGCTAATCCAGTCCATCTTCTTGCTGAAGCCATATGTCTTTCTCCATACAGCCATCACGATGCAAAGCTCTGTCTCCGGAAGACCAGAGCTCATTGTTGCTTCAAGCAGTTCATTGGCTAACCGAGTAAAGCCTTCTTCAAGCTGCGCCACTTTTGGCTCCACGGCCTCCAGCGGTGGCCTGTAATCGGACATTTGTTTAACGACGCCCATTCTTCACTCCTGCTTTGGCTAGTCTGTAAACGCCAATAAGACGCTCTGCGAACGCCCGGTTATTGGCAGCTGTATTCACTAATCCTTCAGGTGAATCAGGGTGTCGAATTTCTTCTTTTTCCTGGTACTTTTTACGCTTTCGCATTAAAATATCTCCTGTTAGATGTGTTGACGTAACACAGTGACTTAAGCCCTAAACGAGTTACCGCTCGTTTGGGGTTTTTCTTTTGTGAGAATCGATGCAACCTGCTGTGCAAGTCTCGCCATCTCATCATCAACGACTCCCCATTCCAGCACTGCCAGAAGCATTGAGAACTTGGGGATCCAGTCTCGTTTCCACCGGCTAATCTGTGCCTTATCGACACCTACAGCTGCTGCTGTTTTCTCTGTGCCAATCATTGCAATCTTGTTGAGCAAGGCGCTTTCAATGCGAA